ACACAAGGCGACGCTAACTGGGACATCTTACGTAGATGGGCAGAAAGTGACCGTGCTACAGCTGGTGACAAGGCTGCATTTAGAATGGCTAACATGGCACGCGAGATGAATAAGAATAGTTTTCTGACATACTCTACAAAAATTATGGCTGCAACTGACGATGCGTTTGCATACATACTAGGTAGAGTTCGTATGAGAGAAAAGGCTCTTATCTCAGCTATGGATCAGATGAACGCTGGTAAGATAACAGCTTTTGATGATATATCACCACAGCTTATACGTACATACGAAGACTTTTTCTATCGTGATGTATTTGATGCAGATGGTGGACTTACTGATGAAGCAGCTAAGTTTGCACGTAAAGAAGTTACACTTACACAGGATCTAAAAGGCTTTGCAGCTAACCTAAACTCTGTATTCCAACAGAATCCATGGGCTAAACCTTTCTTCTTGTTTGCACGTACAGGTGTTAACGGACTTAAGCTTACAGCTAAACATACACCCGGTTTTAACTTTCTTGTCAAAGAGTTTAACGATATAGCATTTGCTAAAGTTGGTCAAAACTTGGATAACTTAAGTCAGTACGGTATAATGAATGACCAAGACTTAATAAACGCCAAAGCTTTACAAACAGGCCGATTAGCAATGGGCTCTGCTCTAGTCAGCATGGCTACATGGGCATGGATGACAGGTAGAATGACAGGTAATGGCCCTGTAGATAGACAGAAAAGACAGGTATGGCTAGATACAGGTTTCCAACCACGTTCATTAGTGTTTGGTGATGTAACTGTAAACTACGATAACTTTGAGCCATTTAACCAAATTATGTCTATGATAGCTGACATCGGTGATGCTAGCTTACTTATGGGTGAAGAGTGGACACAAGATAACTTACTAAAAGTATCTTTACTTCTATCTCAAGGTGTTACAAGTAAATCGTACTTAGCAGGCTTACAGTCATTTGCTGACTTATTTGGTGGTAAACCCGGTCAAGCAAGTAGAATTATAGCAGGCTTTGCTAATAACCAAATACCACTAGCTGGTATACGTAATGATTTGGGTAAATTATTTACACCATATACACGTGAACTAAACTCTGGTATTATAGATTCTATACGTAACCGTAACTTACTATCTGAAAACGTAGCTATAGGTGGACAGCTACCTATAAAATATGACTTATTAAATGGTAGACCTATCAGAAACTGGGACTTCATAACAAGAGCATACAACGCTTTTGTACCAATAAACTTTAACTTAACACCTAGTCTTGGTAGAACATTTTTATTTAAGAGTGGTTACGATCTAAGACTATCAGTATTATACTCTCCAAATGGTGATGATCTTACTGACAGCCCACTGTTACGTTCTAAGTTTCAACGTGAAATAGGTAAAGAAAATCTAGAAGTATTACTAAGTAGGCTTGCAAAAGATCCTAAAATTATAGCGTCTATGGAGCTTATGTATAAAGATATACAGTCTGGTAGACGTTCTGAGTTTCAACCTAAAGATTACTACCACAATATCATGATTGGTAGACTATTCGATCAAGCACGTGAAGCTGCATGGATAAGAGTAATGAATGACGAAAAAGCTCTAATACTTGCACAAGAACGTGAAGAAAAGAAAATTGCACGTAAACTTAAGAAAGAAGAAAGTGCAGGCAACATCCTCAACATATACAAATAAATGGCAACAACATTCATAGATTACACTGGGGATGGGAACGCTACGAAGTCGTTTTCTTTCCCTTCTATAAAAGAGGCTGATGTAAAAGTAGAAGTCGATGAAGTAGTAAAAACATCAGGCGTACATTACAATATTACAGGCTACACTACTACAGGTGGTGGTAATGTAGTTTTTACATCAGGCAATATACCAAGCAGCCCTTCAGCTATACGTATCTTTCGTGATACAGACGTAGATAGTGCAAAGGCTACATACACGGCAGGGTCATCAGTCAAGGCAGCTGACCTTAACGATAACCACGAGCAGTTACTGTTTGCTGCACAAGAAGAACAAAATCAAACAGTTATAACCAGTCGCATAAAAGATGGTGCAGTTACTACAGTTAAAATAAAAGCTGATGCAGTAACAGGTGCTAAAATAGCTGACGACCAGATTAACTCTGAGCACTACGTTGATGGTAGTATTGACACTGCACATATTGCAGACGCACAGATTACTACAGCTAAAATTGCAGACGATGCAGTTACCGCAGATAAACTTGCTAACTCTATTAATACTGAGATAGCAGCTAATACAGCCAAGGTTACAAACCAGACTCATACAGGTGATGTGACTGGATCAGTAGCTTTGACTATTGCTAGCGGTGCAGTAACAACAGCTAAAATAGCAGCAGATGCAGTTACTAATGCTAAAATAGCAGACGACTCTATAGACTCAGAGCATTACGTTGACGGATCTATAGATACAGCTCATATTGCTGATAGTCAAGTTACTACAGCTAAGATAGCTGATGCTAGCATAACAGCAGCTAAGATAGCAAGCAGTGCTGTTACAACTGACAAAATTGCCGATGGTGAACTTACAACACTAGCTGGTATGCAGTCTGGTACAGCATCAAAACTTGCCGACAGCACAGCTCTTACAGCAGATATAGCCGATCTCAACCAGATTGATGGTATGGCAAAGCAGACTACAATTACAGATGATGACACTAAGTTTCCGACCTCTGGTGCTGTTGTTGACTATGTAGCTGCACAGCTAGAACCGTTTGGTGGTTTTGAAGCTATTGCAAACGAGAGCTCTTTTCCTAACTCACAACCAGCTTCTGGTGTCGTAATCAGTATTGCTGATGCAGGCGGTATGGCAGTAAGTGGTA